GAAGCAAAGGTTAAGAAACGTGTACGTGCTGAACTGGAGAGACGTGATGGAGTTTATTACTTTATGCCTGCGACTGGTGGGTATGGTCGCAGTGGTGTGCCTGATATTGTCGGTTGCTTTCTCGGTAAGTTCTTTGCTATCGAGTGCAAAGCGGGTGCTGGCAAGACCACTGCCCTCCAAGATCGAGAACTCACGAAAATTATTCAAGCCGACGGCAAAGCAATCGTGGTGAACGAGAACAACATTCACCTTGTTGGCGAGATGCTAAATGAGATCCAAACCCAAGTCCTACACACGACGTGATTCTATTGGTAGGCAGATGGAGATCGTACGTAGGCTGAAGAATCAGCACGGACTGACCATCAAGGATCTTGCAAAAATTATGAAAGTTAGCGAAAGAACAGTGCGAAGATACATGGCACCTCTTTTAGAAAAACGAATAGTTGTAGTAAACTTTACATTCACAAACTATGTAGCCAAACGTCCTGTTTATTATTACGCAATTAGGAGAGTGAAATGAGTATTGCCAAACTTGCTGACCTTGTCACCACACTGAACGGTGTGCAAACTAAGTACAACCTGGATGAAACTGATCTGCGGATCATCAACCACGTAGCATGTAACGAAATGGACGGTGGCATAAACAAGTCCACGGTTGCATCCGGTATTAAGTCTATGTCTGTTGCGACGGTGTATAACAGATTAAATAAGAAGCTGATCCCCAAGAAGTTTATACGTGAGACCAAGTCTAAAGATGACGCAAGGGGCAGACTGCTATCGTCTGGTGCCAAGTCTCAAGACCTCTTCACGTACCTTGGCAAACTATGAACATCATTGCACTAGACTTTGAAACTTATTACGATAAAGAATACAGCCTATCAAAGATCACAACTGAAGAGTACGTTCGCAGCGAATTGTTTGAAGCTATTGGTGTAGGAGTGCAAGTCAATGACGAACCGACCATTTGGTTTTCGGGGGACCATCAGCAGACGTACGATTGGCTCCATGAGTTTGACTGGCAAAATAGCTTTCTTCTTGCTCACAATGCTGTGTTTGATGCCTCTATTCTTTCTTGGCGTTTTGATATTTACCCTAAAGGTATTCTCGACACTCTGTCTATGGCTCGTGCGTGGCACGGTGTGGATGTGGGAGGAAGCCTCGCATTTCTTGCTGAGAAGTACCAGCTTGGAAAGAAGGGAACGGAGGTAGTTAATGCGCTTGGTAAACGTAGGGCAGACTTCAGTCCTGATGAGTTAGAGGCGTACAGCGGGTACTGTATTAATGATGTCAATCTGACCCGTGCCTTGTTCGATATCTTGATTCAAAACTTCCCCACCAAGGAATTGAAAGTTATCGACACAACCATCAAGATGTTTACCGAACCTACGCTTGAGCTTGACTTGCTGCTTTTGGAGCAGCACCTGGAGAATGTCAAGGCTAAGAAAGAGCAACTGCTTGAGATGGCTGCGGCTAACCGTGATGACCTGATGTCCAATGACAAGTTTGCAGAACTGCTCAAGAAGATGGGCGTCGAGCCTCCTGTCAAGATCAGTGCTAAGACGGGTAAGGAAGCATGGGCGTTTGCCAAGACAGACGAGGCGTTTAAAGAGTTAGCTAACCACCCTGACCCTCGGGTGCAGATCCTGGTCGGTGCCAGACTTGGTAACAAGACAACCCTTGAAGAGACCCGCACACAACGGTTCATCGACATCGCTAAACGTGGGCGTATGCCTGTGCCCCTTAAGTATTACGCTGCCCACACGGGGCGTTGGGGTGGTGACGACAAGGTGAACTTGCAGAATCTACCGAGCCGTGGACAGAACGCTAACAAGTTAAAGCGAGCGATACGCGCACCGGAAGGGTTTGTGATTATCGACTCGGACTCATCGCAGATCGAGGCACGGGTGCTGGCTTGGCTTGCTGAGCAGAACGATCTCGTAGAAGCCTTCGAGAAAGGTGAGGATGTCTATAAGATTATGGCTAGTGCCATCTACGGTAAGCCGGTTGAAGAGATCAGCAAGGACGAAAGGTTTGTCGGTAAGACGACAATCTTGGGTGCAGGTTACGGCATGGGGGCGGCAAAATTTGCCGCTCAGCTAAAGGTGCTTGGCACTGAGGTAGAGGAAGCTGAATGTAAACGCATTATCGATGTGTACCGCAGCACCTATGCCAAGATCCCCGAGCTATGGTCGAGTGCCCAACGATGCCTAGAAGCGATCATTCAAAAGCAGTCTGCGTCCCTTGGGCGCGAAGGTGTACTGACATTCGATCCCCTGAAGCAGGGCTTCATGCTGCCTAACAAGTTGTGGCTACGATATGAGGGGCTGCACAAAGTAACTACCGATGGCAAGACGCAGTACGAGTACCCCACTCGAAAAGGCGCAACCAAGACGTATGGTGGTAAAGTGATTGAGAATCTGTGCCAAGCTATTGCACGTTGTGTGATTGCCGAGCAGATGACGTTGATCGCTAAACGCTACAAGGTGGTGCTAACGGTCCATGACGCAGTTGCTTGTATTGCACCGAAGGAAGAAGCTGAGGAAGCCAAAGCGTATGTTGAACAGTGCATGCGAAGTCGCCCTCAGTGGTGCATTGATTTACCCCTTAATTGTGAGGCAGGATATGGTGAGAGTTACGGAGACTGTTGATTTTTCCCCGTTTTACATTAGTGCACAGCAACATCTTAAGGAGTTGTACGTCGCGGCAAATGATAAGAAGTTTGAGGAAGCGTTGCTGATCGTCAATGAGTTGATCGCAGATGTTCGGCAGCTTCAGATTGCACTGCTCAGTCACGTAGACTCTGGGATATAACATGGCTGCTTGGTCTTATTCCTCCCTCTCACTGTTCCAACAGTGTCCCAAGAAGTACTATCACCTGCGGGTGGCAAAGGATTTCAGGGAGCCTGAGACCGAGCACCTCACCTATGGCAAGCTTGTACACGAAGCGGCAGAGTTCTACATCAAGAATGACGTGCCGATCCCCCCGCAGTTCAGATTCATGCAGGAGCCGTTGGACGCGCTCAAGCAGATTGGTGGAGAGTACCTGTGCGAATACCGCATGGGGCTGACCAAAGATCTTAAGGCATGTGACTTCTTCGCACCCGACGTGTGGTGGCGTGGTGTGGCTGATCTTGTGATTATTAAAGATGACAAGGCATTTCTGGTGGACTACAAGACAGGCAAGTCTTCCAAGTATGCGGACACCAAGCAGCTAGAGATTCTGGCACTTGCCTTGTTCGTGCACTTCCCGCAGATCAAACGCATCAAGGCGGGACTGTTGTTTGTTGTTGCAAACGATTTTGTAAAGGTGGATTACGACACTAGCGCACCGCAGCTTCACTGGGTAAAATGGATGCGAGACACAGCACAGTTGGAAGCGGCGTATGAAAACGATGTGTGGAACGCACGTCCTAACTTCTCCTGTAAACAATACTGCGCTGTGACAAGCTGCCCCCATAATGGACGACATAATTGAGCGGTACATGCACCAAGCGATGGTGCTGGTTGAGTCGAAAACGCCTGGGAAAAGCGTGACGGTGTATAGCTACATAGCGCCCAAGATGTACATGGTTAGGGATTGGGTTGCTGAGGATCATCCTGGGGTTAAGATCGTTAAGATCTTTAGCGTTGGGACGAAGAAGTACGAAATCGAACGGGAGAAATACTATGCCCTATACAAAAAGTCCTCGTCCGTACAAGCACGAGTACCAGATGCAACTGAAGCGTGGTGAGCATGAGAACCGTATGGAGCGGCAACGTGCCCGTCGTGCAGTAGATAAGAACGGTAAAGACAATAACGGTAATGGCAAAGCCGATACCCGCGAAGGTAAAGACATTGCACACAAGCGTGCCCTCAGTAAGGGGGGTAGCAATAAAGACGGTTATAGCGTAACATCAGCTTCAACAAATAGATCGTTCAAACGTAATTCATCGGGCAAGTTGGTTTCAGAAACTAGCAAGCGCGAACGCAAGAAGTAAGCAGTACCGTAGTACAAGTTTTTGGGTGGGCCGGAGTGAAAATTCACTTTCGGCCTGTTGGTGTCATGGAGAGTGAAAATGAAAGCGAAAATAAGTGAAGACGAGTTTGCGGCTTTGGTAAAGATTGAAGGTAGATATTTAGAAGTATTTAAGGAAGAACGTAAGCGGTTAGTTCAAACAAACCCTCCATCATGGACATGTGATTTTGGATGGAGCGCATACGTTACTACCCCTAACGGTAGGAAAATATTTCGGACAAGTGATTTTATGAAGACCCGCAAAGGGGCGGTTAGCAACCTATATAGAAAATATTATGCAGATAGTCGCTAACAAAGCCCTGCTCCTGAGAGTCAGGCAACCGAACCGGATCACAACGGTCATACCAAAGAGCAAGATCTTAGACAGTGGGGAGGTGCTAGTTAAGTGGGGGCTAGAAGAAGCACAAGTCCTCAAGAACCTGCGAATCAAAAACGTCCCGTCCCCCATCACTGCACAGTACGATTGGCCTGGACTACACAAACCGTTTGCACATCAACGCACAACGGCAGAGTTCTTAACGTTGCATCGACGAGGCTTTTGCTTTAACGAGCAGGGCACCGGCAAGACTGGCAGTGTTATCTGGGCAGCGGATTACCTGATGAACATCGGCATGATCCGTAGAGTTCTTGTGCTGTGCCCACTATCCATCATGCAGTCAGCATGGGTGAATGATCTGTTTAAATTTGCCATGCACCGCACAGTGACGGTGGCCCACAGCTACGACAGAAAGAAACGCATTGAGGCAGTGAACACAGACTCTGACTTTGTGATCTGTAACTTCGACGGTCTAGAAATTATAAAAGATGCAGTTAACCAAAACGACTTCGATCTGATCGTGGTCGATGAAGCTAACGCATACAAAACAGTGAGTACAAAAAGATGGAAGGCACTTCAATCAATCATCAAAGCAGATACATGGATCTGGATGTTAACGGGCACACCCGCAGCACAGGCACCAACAGACGCATACGGATTAGCAAGGATCATCAATCCTTCTGGCGTACCACGCTTCTTTGGTTCATTCAAAGACCAAGTGATGCAAAAGATAACGAACTTCAAGTGGGTACCCAAGCCCCGCGCAGAGGACATCGTGCATCAAGTGCTACAGCCAGCTATCAGGTTTACTAAAGAGCAGTGCTTAGATTTACCGGACATGACCTATGTGACTCGGGACGTGCCGCTAACTAAACAGCAGATGCAGTACTACGAGCACATCCGCAAGCACATGACAACGATAGCAGCGGGTGAAGAGATCACAACAGTCAATGCCGCAGCCAACCTGAACAAACTTCTGCAATTATCTTGTGGTGCAGTTTACTCAGACAGTGGTGAGGTGGTGTCGTTCGATGCGTCTAATCGTATTGAAGCGTTGAAAGAAGTGATTGACGAGGCAAGTCACAAGGTGATTGTTTTTGTACCGTACCGACATGCCATACAACTTGTTAATGAAGAGCTTACCAAGTCGGGCTACTCCTGCGAAATTGTGAACGGTGAGGTTAGTGTTAACAAACGCACTGATATCTTTAATCGATTCCAAACGCAGCCTGACCCCAAGGTGCTTATCATCCAACCGCAAGCAGCGTCGCACGGTGTCACACTTCACGCAGCGAACGTTGTGATTTATTGGTCTCCAGTGATGTCTGTAGAAACTTATTTACAGGCGAACGCACGTGTGCATCGAGCAGGCCAACGTAATCCATGTACGGTGGTGCACCTTCAAGGCTCGCCGGTAGAGAGAAAGATGTATGCCATGCTCCAATCCAAAGTGGACATCCACACGAGATTGGTTGACCTTTACGACAACATCATGAAGGAGAGTTGACATCCATAAAGTTTATTGGTAATATTTAGTTGTAATAACTAGGAGAGTGAAAATGGATATGAAAGCTGATAAGCTTGTCAAGACGTACATTAAGATACGCGACAAACGCAAAGAGATTGCAGAGCAGTACGAGAAGGAGGATGCAGAACTAAAAGAAAGTCTAGAGCTTATCGAGAGCGAACTGCTTGAGGTATGCAAACACATGGGTGCTGATGGTTTCAAAACCGAGTATGGTACGGTTACTCGCAAGGTTGCCAAACGATACTGGACAAGCGACTGGCACTCGTTCCACAACTTCATCAAAGAGCACAGTGCTTTAGAACTGTTGGAAAAGCGTATTGCCCAAACCAACATGTCCGTGTTCCTTGAAGAAAACCCTGACCTGCTTCCCCCTGGTCTTAACATCGACAGCAAGTACGCTGTCACCATTCGGAGAAAATGATGAGTGAATTAACTGTTTTAAGTAGCAACCTTCCCGCACACCTTGCACAGTTGGGAGGGTTAGACGATGTAACCCGTGCGCTTATGGGTAGCGGAGGCAGTGTCCCCCGCATCTCCATCGAGGGTGGTGTGTTCCGCATGATGCTCAACGGCAAAGAAGTTGCCAAGAACGAAGATCGTGCGATGAACGTAGTTATCGTAAACGCAGCGCCCAAGGTATCTCGTATCTTTTATATGGGTACATACAAGAAGGGTGCTATAACCCGTCCCACTTGCTGGTCTCCTGATGGTGAAACCCCTGACCCGTCTGTGAAGGAACCGCAGAACAAAACCTGCAAAGGTTGCCCACAAGATGTTAAAGGCTCTGGCGCTGGTGATTCACGTGCTTGCCGTTTCCAACAACGTCTTGCTGTGGTGCTTGGACATGATCTTGATGGCGAGGTCTATCAGCTTACGCTGCCTAGCATGTCTATCTTTGGTGAAGGTGAACCTGGGAAGTGGCCTTTGCAAACCTATGCTCGTTTGATTGGCACCAAGGGTATTCCTATCTCTGCCGTGGTTACTGAGATGCGTTTCGATACAAGTAGCCAATCGCCCAAGCTGACGTTCAAGCCTGTGCGTTATTTGGAGACCAACGAGTTCACGACGGTCATTGAGAAGGGTAAGTCCGAAACCGCTCAGAAAGCGATTACCATGACGGTTGCACAAGTAGACGGTGTACCGGAAACCGCTGACCTTGATATTCCTGGTGCACCCCCACAAGCCGCAGCAGTTACCCCTGCTACAGCCGAAGTGGAAGCAACCGCTGAGCCTACCAAACGCAGCGTGAAGAAAGAAGAGCCTGCACCCAAGAAAGATCTCAGCAAAGTTCTTGAAGAGTGGGATGACTGATACGGATACTTAAAAGTTTGAGGAGGCTAGGGGGCACCCGAAAAGGGTAGTCCGCCGTCCTATCCCTGCCTACCTTAATTTACGACGGCGCATTGGAACGACGGCATGTTTTCAAGGAATGACTTCCTAGCGGCAGTGCTCCCCCCAACGGGGCCATACTGTGCGGTGGGATTACACAGCGACAGATCACCAAAACAAATATTCGTCGATACCATTGAGGAGTTGTCAGACCAAGCAGATGTGCTGGTTCATGATGGTTACGACGCATACTTCGCAACAGCTTCATACAACAATGCCAAGGAGGGGCGCAAAGGCACAAACGTTAAAGAGCTTGGATCACTGTATCTAGACATCGATTGTGGCGCAGGTAAAAAATACGAAGATCAAACCGAAGGACTAAACGCACTCAAAGCGTTTGTAAAGCAAGCAAAACTTCCTAAGCCTACAGCAGTCATTAACTCAGGGCGTGGACTGCACGTGTACTGGGTGGCCGACAGACCGCTGAGTGCCGCAACATGGAAACCCAAAGCAGAAGGACTCAAGGCACTGTGCAATACGCACGGGCTTTTCGCAGACCCCGCAGTAACAGCAGATACAGCACGCATCCTGCGAATCCCAGAAACACTGAACTTTAAAAACCCCGACAGCCCACAAGCTGTGACCGTGCTGATGTGGGGCAAGCGTATTAACTTTGAAGACTTTGAAGATCAACTAGCTACGGTTGAGTCAATCCTTGACATCCCTGGAGAAAAGCCCTTTGTGCGCCAGATGGACGCAACGACAATGGCACTCATGGGGAACTATCAGTCTAAGTTCAAGAACATATTAATAAAGTCTCTCAATGGTGAAGGATGCGCTCAGATCGCATACGCCTACGAGAATCAAGAAACCCTAGCAGAACCTTTATGGCGTGGTGCGTTGTCCGTAGCGTTACGGTGCGTCGATGGTGAAAAGGCTATCCAGCTACTGTCCAAAAAGCACCCAGAGTACAACCCACAACGCACTAAGGATAAAGCTGCTAAAACCAAAGGACCGTACACCTGTGATTGGTATCGTAAAGAAAACCCAGCGTTATGCGCGGATTGTCCGCAAAAAGTTTCGTCGCCTATTCTTCTTGATCGGGAGGTGGTAGCAGCGACTGAAGAAGAACGTGTTGTCGTATCTGTAGAACCTATAACAAAAGAAGAAAAGACTTATCAGATCCCGCAGTATCCGTTCCCGTTCTTTAGGGGGCGTGTCGGCGGTATTTACCGCAAGGCATCAAGTGCCGACGAGGAAGACGAACTCATATACCCATATGATTTCTATGTGGTGAAGCGTATCCACGATCCCGAAGAAGGTGAAACATTGTGGCTGCGCCTCCATCTACCCAAGGATGGCACCAGAGAATTTATGATTCCTTTGAACGCCGCACTTTCTAAAGAACGATTTGTTAACACGATTGCTGCCCAGGGTATGGCAGTGCTAGGTAAGAAACAGGATGCGCTTATGTTGTATGTCACAAGATGGGTTGAAGAACTGCAAGCAATCGGCAAGTCAGAGATTGCACGTAAACAATTTGGTTGGCTCGATGACAACAGCAGCTTTGTGATTGGCGAACGTGAGATTCTTGCAACAGGCGAAGAGGTTTACAGCCCGCCCACAAGTGCCACACTACCTATCGTGCCGATGATGCAGTCGAAGGGCGACTTCCACGTATGGAAAGATGTCATCAACGCATGGGGTAGGCCCAACATGGAGCAGCGAGCGTTTGCTTTCTTCATGGGATTCGGTGGCCCACTGATGAAGTTTGTAGGTGGCGGGATGCTCGATGGATTTGTGCTGAACCTCATCAGTCAGAAGGGTGGCTCGGGCAAAACGACGCTGCTTCATGGCATTAACTCCATATACGGCAGACCTAAAGAACTTCTCCTGTCTTACAAAGATACGCACAACCACAGGCTGCAACGGTTGGGTGTCATGCAGAGTCTGACTCCGACGATTGACGAGTTGACGAACATGGAACCCAAGATCATGTCGAATCTGGTCTATGACATCACGTCAGGCAAGGGCAAGAACCGCATGTCCTCCAAGGCGAACGTCGAACGTGTAAACAATGTATCGTGGTCGATCCCTGTCGTAACAACATCCAACCGGCGTATCAAGGACGCGCTGTTAACCATTAAGTCGTTTCCTGAAGCGGAGCTGTTACGCATACTGGAGGACTACATCCTGCCTGATCCGCACGATGACCCGACATGGTCTAAGGCTCACTTTGGCAGACTGACAAACAACTACGGGCATGCGATAGATCCTTACATCCGGTATATCGCTATGAACTTGCCCACTGTTATTGAACTGCTAAACCGGATCAACGAGAAGCTAGATAAAGCAGCCAACATCGTTAACACAGAACGCTTCTGGTCTGCCGGTATAGCGATTGCGATTACGGGCGGCATCATTGCCAAGAACTTAGGACTGCACGACATTGCCGTCGAGCCAGTCTTTAAACACGCAGTAGATCTTGTGAAGCGCACCCGCGAGCAGAACCGTGAAGAGTTCTCACACGTCAATGACTATCTGGGTGGGTTCTTGCAGCAGCATTACCACGACATACTTGTTATCAACAACGAGGCAGACAAACGCACAGGGATCGCAGTTGCTCCTTTGCGGGAACCCAAGGGCAAGGTCGTTGTGCGATACGAGCCAGATACCAAGCGTATATACATCGATGTGCGAGACTGGCGTGCAGCGGTATCCAAAGACTATATTGACTTCGACGGATCGTTGCAGCCCTATAAAAAGAACGGCTCACTCTTAGGCATCAAGCGCAAACGCATGTTGAAGGGCACGATTGCTAGTGATGCAAGCGCAGTCAACGCACTAGAGTTTGATAGCTCGAAACTCAACGTGTTCTCAGAGGAGGTGATTCTTGATAAAAGTCTTAGGCGCGACGATGATAGTCCCTTGGTCAACGTTTGATGTCGGTATGTCTTTCTTCATACCCTGCACGAACACCGACGAGGTTGCCGAGAAAGTACGATGGGAGGCTGCTCGCTTCAGATATGAGCTTATCTGTAAACAAGTTGTAGAGCAGGGTATGTATGGGTTGCGCTGTTGGCGGATAAAGTGATATAGTCCGCTCGGAATTCTTCACTCTCCTGGCGCTCCTCCCAATTAGTGCTAGGTTGTCCCCGGCCCTCTGCCGGGGTTTTTTTAAAGTCCTGCTACTTCTTTGCGTAACGCTGGAATATTGTAGGCACGGAGCAACTCATTCTCCGTTCGTTCAATCTCATCCAACCGATCTTTCTTCTCAGCACCCGTCATGGTTGGGTCGTTAGAGATTAGCTTGCGGAAAGCTCGCATCTTCTCCAACTGCTGATCGATCTGATTCATGGACCGCCGCAAGGCAAGCAGATTGATACGGTCATCGTTCAGGTATTCCTGCAATTCTTCCGCACGTCCCTGAGCCTTCAACCCGTTCATGGTGTAGACCACCTGCTCAACTTTCTCCCGCAGATCGTAGTACTGCTCTTTATATCCGCCTGGGATCTTGTCATACATAAACGTCTTAAAGGCAGGCATCTCATACAGCCGCTTGTCGGGCCTATCAGTGAACAACATGTTCGACAGATCCAGCACCGTGCCACCTGCAATACCCGTGGTGCCCCGCACAAAATACTCAAGCTTCATCGGAGAGATGCCAGCCAGAGCGCCGATCATCTTTGCAATCTCAGAGGTCGAGTCTGTGAACTGCTGTGCAGGTTCTAACTTCTCCAGCCCCCGTCCAACTATCGGTGTGCCCGTAAAGAACGAGTAGTTCACCAGCAACTCAAGCGCAGGCTTGACAGCTTGGGGTGTCAAGTTAGGTCCACTAAACGCATCAAATGCAGCGGTGCCAATAGCCTTGCGTAGTGCCGCCGCATCCTGCGGACGTTCGGTGCCTTGGCTAGTGATGTAGTTATATAAACGCTCAGGAATAACTTTGAAGAAGAACCCAACTTCGGGAGCAACTGGTATCTTTACTCCGGGCCCAATCGGTATGATAAAGTTTTTATCCTTCTCATAATCACGCAGTCCTTCGTACTCGTCATCACCACCCACCAACATCGTGTAAAGCGTGGTAAGCGCGGCAAGCTTCACACCCGTACTGAGGAACATCTTAAAGGCTTCACTACGCTCGGTAGCTGCAACCCCACGTCCGGTCATTGTGCGGTAGAACACATCCATACCTTGGATGTAGGCGTTCATAAACGGAATGAGTTGGCGCATTAGACCCACCGTCCGGTTTGCCCCTTGCCGTTTAAAGTTGATAACTTCTTGAGCGCGATACCGTGCAAGCAGCACGTCACCATCGGGGAACTGCGGCGACTTAGTTTCTTCTAACGTCTGCTCAAAGACTGCCTTACGCAACGCAGCATCAGAGGCGATGGAGAACGACTCCATGAACGACAGCCCCTTCTCAAGCACAGACCGCTGCCGAATCCCAAACTCTTTCTCAATCTCATCCTTGGCACGTCCAGGCATCAGATCATATGCGCCCACAATCCCAAACTTCTCAAGCTGCTGTGTCGTGGCATCTCCACGGTACGCACTTATTGCACCGCTTATAACTTTAGATGCGGCTTCAAACGGATTCTTCACGCCTGATGTCACCGTGGCGCGGTACGAATCTTGGAACAACTGACTTAATGCGAACTGGGGAGTAGCTGTGGTCGTGCGCCGTAAGATGTTAGCGAACGCAGTGAAGCTGCTGAGGATCGGACCCCCCAAGCTTTCCACACCCTTAAACGCATAAACATCTGCTATCGACTCATACTCATAGACTTCAGGTTTGCCATCGCGGTAGATATAGATTGTCTTGTTGGGGTCAACTCCAGGCTGTCCTTGGCGTACCCGCCGCGCACCTAACCCGTTGGATACAAATGCGTCAGTGAGTTGCACCGCAGCATGGTTGCGTATCGCACCGTTAACAAGCCAGAAGGACAGGCCCACCATGTTGTCAAAGATGTCGTTGATCTCGTCGGTGCCGCCTCGGATCTCTTTCATCTGCTTGAGGTTGGTCAGCCCACGGAAGTACGCTTGAGGACTTGTAGCGATCTTGTCCTCATAATCTTTGATACGGTTCCACGGCACATAGTCCGCAGCTTCTTTCCACTCGGCAGCTTGCTCTTTACTAAAGCGCCCTGCATCGACACCTGCATCGATTAAGTTGTTCTTGAACGTGGTGAACTCTTTGAACGCAGCCTCTAACTCGGGGAAGTCCTTAAAGGCTTGCATACCTGCTTTGATCTTCGCATCATCAGGCAGGCCAGAGATACCCAGTTGTGGGTGCTGTTTGAAGTAGTTCGCACGACGAGCAATGAACGCATCGTTTGCTAATTTAAACGCGAGCTGCTGATCGCCTAGCTTGGTGCCAAGATCTTTGATCTTATCAATAACACCTTGGAAGGAGGCAGTGCCCTTCTCTGCAACCCAACCCACCTTTGGATCAAGCTTTAACTTACCATCCTTCATCACGGCAACAGCCATCGTATCGGCATGTTCCGCAGCAGTCATAAACACATCAGGACGAATGTTGCCTAACGCATCACGGATCTTGCCGTTGTACTGGTTGAGCATGGCAAGCTTAGACTCAGCAGCCGCACCCTTGTACGCCACCTGCACACGGAACTTATCGATCTGATCTTGACGGTACGATGGGTCTTGGAAGAACGCTCCAACTTTCTGAAGCGTAGACATCTGCGGACCCTTGGGCTTGGCGTTTGTTATACCCGCCATAGCAGCTACCGCTGCTTGTGCTTGCTGCCCCGCCACAGTTAGTATGGGGGCTGGGGTCTGTCTGAAAAATAATTGATCTGGCAGATTGTTTGTAGGATCAACAGCAGGTTCAGCAGACTGTTCTCTCGATATAGGGAACGGCACTTTAGCTTTACCAACATTACCTATAGCTGACTTAACTGGAGTTCCTCTACCAAGTGCGTAGATATCGCTGTAGTGGGAATATTTCTTCTCTTTGTCTACTTGGTAAGCTTCTGAGGCCATAGGGCCAATATCAACAACCTGCCTAGCCACAAGAACTTCGCCTGGGGCAAGGGATCTTGCGCGGCGATCAAACCCTATCTTGTCAAAACTACGAAATCCGTAACGATCTACAGTTACAGGAAACTCAATTAGCTTATCTGCTTTAACGTAAATCGGGACAATAGAACCGGGAATTCCATGAGTTTCGTCTGGCATACCGTATGAGGCAGCGACATCTGGACTGTCTGATACAAAAACATTGTAGCCTTCCCTTGGTTCAGCGTTAATTGCACCTTCTTTGTTACCTCGTACCCCACGGTACAGAACTAACGGCTCACCATTTTTATCAACTATCTTACTATCACCAAACCATTTCTTAAATTCAGGAGTCAGTTCTTGTGGCTGTCCCTTCTCCGCACCCATGAACAACTTGCCTTGACCTTTGGTCTTAGCTTTCACCCCAGGCTGCGTTAGCTCGCCGTAAATGGTAAGGAGTTCGGTTAGTGCGTTGTCGTTCTTCAGACCAAGAAGTTTTGCAATGTACTCAGTAAACTTATCCCAAGCGGTTGTGTTCTGGTATTTGATACGCGATAGTTCGTACTGGAACCAAGGATCACTAATACCTTCTGCAATAAATTCTTGAATGCTAGACACACCGTAAGGGAGACGATAAAAATCTGGATCTTCGTTTGCCCCTGCTTTTTTATATTGCTGTTTAACGTGCTCGTATAGTTTGTTCAACCGCTGCACGGTTGGACGCTGCGCTGGTTTTGGGTCGGCAACTATATTGGCAACTTGGGCGTGCACTATTTCATGTGCCAGCACATTCTCATCTTTAGATTTGTAATCACTAACCTTAATCGTGTCAGACCCAACGTCATACAACCCACCGACACCCATCTGAGGAAAAGCTACCGCAGTTGACGTAAGTCGTATCTTGTTCTCACCAATATTTTTTGTAACACGTTCAATCGCGTCCCGTAGGTTTAAGAAGTCCTCTTTAGTACGTAACTTTGCACCGTCTTGTAACCCTAAAAGCGCAAACATGGAATTGTTGTTATCAACAATCGTCCGCAATCCATACTTACTTGTAGCTTCTCCGTCTTCGTAGGCTTGGATGTTTCGTCCCAGCACTTCATCTGGGAGTGCGGCGCCGTCTGGCAACTTCTCTATCTGTGGCGCAACCTGCCGAATATAGTCAAGCGCCCCGAGGTGCATCTTTGCATAGTCAATGGACCGCTGACGGGACGTGTACGTCTCGTCTTTAAAAGTTTCAAACGCGTCTTTAGAGACTTCGATCTTAGTCTTTAGATTTCTAGCGAGTTTGGCTACTTGCTGAACAATAGGGTTCTTGCTTTTCTCAAGCGCATCAAGAACGCCAGAGAAACTGCCTTGCTGCACGGCTTTTCCTGCCTGCTGATTCTGGCGGGTGCGTAATTGCTCCCCATAAGTAGCACCGATACTTTTACTAAACGCAGCCCGCTGCTGTATTTCTGTTAATGGACGGGGCTGTTTTCCTTCTGCCACATCACGTGGCTCAGTGCGTAGTGCAGGTTCGCCCACTCCAGTTGCGACAGGTGCTTCAGATCCGGTGGCAGCGACGGCAGCTCCTTGGTCAGGTACAGAAACGCTTGGCTCACTTGCTCCGGCGACAGGTTGCTCAGGTTGTTTGACATCCTCATCTCTCCTTGGAGCTAACGGTAACTCCATCTGTTCTAAGAAGATAGAATTTTCTAAAAAGCTGTTAACTTTTTGAGTTATCGCAGGGCTTCGATTGGGGTTACTAGCGTATGCCTCAAGACGCTCTTTTACGAACCTACGGTCTTCAGAGTTGGCAAGATCTTTACCCAGTATCTCTTCACGTAACTTCTTATTAGTCGCGCCAATACCCATCGTACGAAAGTCCTGCTCCGTTACAGGACGAGTTTCTGGTGCAGCAAGTTGCTTCTGCACTTTCATCTTAGGTTGTTCGATATCCGTACGCTGAAGCGTTAATGGAAACCTAGTTACCTTTTGCTGTGATAGGTCTAAGGCAGGGGTGGGCTTAGCCGCTTCCTCTTGATACTGATCACGCTCTAAGAACTTAACCCGCATCATGTCTGCTTGGGTTACGGGTTCTCCTGCTGCGATCTTGTCACGAATACCTTGCACACGCTGTTCTTCCAGCATGCGTTGTTGCTGCTCGTTCAAACGTGGAGCTGCGGCTTCCTCACCAATCACGGTCCCTGTATCTGGCCGGTACTCAGTTTTAGCAACTTGCCCAACACGATCACCGATACTAGGCAACGGAGCTTCAAAATCTAATTGTGGTTCTCCAGCGCCAGGACGTGCACCTTCTGCTGCACCTAGCGTACCTTTTACAGCTTCGATCTGAGTCTTTAGTTCATTTAGCGGTTTCGCAAGTGCTACGGCTTGGTCGTAGATCTGCTGTTTCTTAACAGGATCAGCCTCGCGCTCATAGGCTGCTGCAAGTCTTTCGTTCTCTCGCTGATAAAGATCAAATTCATCTCTCAGCTTAAACAGACGATCTTGAGCCTCACGTGTCGATTGCGCTGTGCGTTGGATGTTTTCTTCTGTAAAGAGGTCTTGCTGTGTGGCAGTCTCAGGTACACCGCGTGCAGGAGCAAATGTCGTGGGTGCCGTAGGTGCGGCAGGGGTAGTTATAGCAGGTTGTTCTTCTACCGCAGGGGTAGTTGGTTGTGCAGGTGTAGCCGCAGTTTTTGCTCTACGTCCAAGTGCAACATCTAAAAGACCTTGCGCCAACGCACCAACAGCACCACCGTACGCAGCCTGTTCGCCTAGTCCCTCAATAAGTTGTTGCTCAGGTTTATAAACGCCACGAGCAATCAGGTTTTGTGCAAGCCCAGCAGCAGCTTCTTGTGCGGCTTCTTCACCGCCAGCCATAGCAACCCGCTTAATACGATTAGCCGCAGACAGCACTTCCCCTTCAGGGATACGCGATAGTATTCTGAACGGTGTAATAAGTTCAGACAAGCCAACAACGGCACCAAGTCCTGTGGATAGAGACTGCTGCCCAGGAGTCGCACCTTCTTGTTGTGCACGTGTTAACGCTTCACCCGCACCAGACCCCGTAGCAAGTGCACCTGCTCCAACACGACCCGCAACACCGAGAGCACCAAGACCGAGAAACGGCACAAACGAGCCTGCGGCTTCGCCAAACTTACGACCTACTGACTCTTCGTATCCAGCTTCAGGTGCAAATGGTTTCTTCGCTGCGGCAGCAACCCCACGAATAGCTTCCTGTGCACCAGCTTCATACTGGTCAGGTAAAAGCGCAGACGCACCAACAGCAGCTTGCTCAACAAGCCCAATCGCTCCAGGCACTATACCCTTGACGGCTTCCTTGAGTTGCCCGCCAATCGTCGGTTCAAAAGATAAGTGCTTAACAATCTCTTCGTCAGAGTACCCCTCGTTACGCGCTCCAACAAGATTGAATTTACGTTTACCAGCAAGATACTCGGCTATCTCTGAGTAGCTATAACCTTCTTGCAATGCACGTCGGACATCAAAGGCCATCGAAGTCCCCTGTTAACCACCAAACGTTGATAGAGGTGCCCTGTTTGCTGGGGGTTTAGATGGCGCTGCTTCTGCACCACCTTCGGACAACCGCATATATTCTCTAGCTAACCTTGATAATTCAGCGGGATTTTTACTCAGATTTCTTGGATCACCAGATACAAGCTTCATGGCTTCTTCGTATGTGAGTTTGCCCATCTTGTTCTGACCAATAAACGATTCGGCAAGTTGTCTATCTTTAGGATCACTACTACGGAATAAATCTCGCAACTCTGAGAGTTGTGAAGGTCTACTAGCACCTATCCTTGCCGCTGCTAGCTGCGTTCTACCTTGTTCTTTGGTGCGCTCCATAGCCGCAGCGTCTTGTGCCTTCTGCTTGTATAGACCCATTTCGCCTTCATACATAATCCCGGCAAGTCTATCAACACGCAGGTTGTATTCACCCAGAGCTTTGTCGCGTCGTTCAATAGCTTTATCCAAACGTAATTGATCTGCTTTCGTAAACTCTGCGGCTTCTTTGTTCTGGAGGGTACGGATCTGACGATCTTGTAACTTATAATCACGTTCAAGCTTATCAAGCTCTTTAATATCTTGTGCGTAACCTTTTACGGCACCTTCGGCACCCTTACCGATATTGACAAACGCATGTGGCGACGCGCCGCCTAGAATGGCTAACCCTGCTTCAAGAACCCGCATATTGGCAGCTTCTTTTCGTTTTTGTGGAATCGCTTCAATATCTTTGCGGTTCTCAGCAACCATATCTTTGAGAAGATTGAAGTCATAGCCTTCATCAGTAAGCTGTTTGACTCGCTCACTTCTGATCTGCGAAAGCCCAGGAACCACCGGAATATCTTTGCCCCCTTCTGCTTGTAATGTACCTTCGGCTGCGGAACGTGCAGCAGAAAACATGGGTACAGGCCCAAGTTCAGCAGGTTTAGCAGGTGCCGGTGCCGCCGGTGCCGCAGACGGAACTTTCGGGGGTGGTGGTTTATTAGCCGCAGCTTGGGCTTCTGCTACAGCTTGTTGCTCCGCAGCTTGCGGGAATGTTTCTTGAGGTGGTTTGTTTGCAATGGCAACACGCTTAGCCTCTTCAGGCTTCATTGCGTTAATTTGTTCTTGCGTATAACCCAAAGCGTATAGACGTTTAAGTACTGCTAATGTCTCTGCTTCATTAGCATTTAGGTCATCCGAGCCGAACAAGGCAGTTCCTATTGCCGCTGCACCTGGAAACGCACGCCCTAAATAGCTCAATCCACGAGAGAACATCGATGGTGTCGCAGCAGCAGGTGTTGCCGCTGCACTTGGAAACGCTTGCGCGAACGTCGTGCCAGTAGGTCTTGGAGCACCACTCAGCCTTGGTTTAGGTTGCCCGAATCTATCTAGTTCAGGAAATAACTCCATCTGACCACCCGGAGCAAACCGCTGCACATCACCACCACCAGCAAATGCAATCATGCCGCCATCAGCATAGTCAAACATGTTGTCAGGCACAGGTAGGCCGGAGATGCCACGCTCCATCGCAGGTGACGGCACTTGGTTATTACTGACAGCAACTTGACCGCCGTAGGCCATACCGACTGGAGCTTGTTGCGGTGCAGCTTGGGGAGCCATAGCAGACATGCCCATTGGTTGTGGAGGCGGTGCCATCCCGGTATCTTGTGCCACAGTTGTGCCGGACGGTGGTTGAGTGTTTGCAGCAACAATCCGTTGGATCGTCATCATCGCCATAAGTGCCGTCGTGGGGTCAATCTTTCCCGCAGCAGCGTCCATCTTTAGGCGTTGCACGTTAGATCCATAAGTGGCAACAATGTCACCAACCGTACGATCTGCGGTCCTATTGACCGCTTTTTCTAGTGTCCGAAGGCTCATTTAGTACCCCCGCCAAGCATGTTATACAGTCCAATCCCTGTCAAGCCCAAGCCAGTCAACTGACTAGCAAAGCTCGGTGGGGGCGTTGTCGTTGTCTGCGTTGCCGCAGTTGTCGGTATACCACGCAGCAAGTTAGATAGTTGACCAACCTGAGTCTGCCCGTACTGTGCTTGGTCAAGGAGTGATTGCCGTTGGGCATCCATCTTCTGTTGCTCAATGGCACGTTGTAAGTCACCAAAGGCACCCTGCGTTTTGAGTAGGTCAAGCTGACCTGCAAGTTGTTGTGTGCCAAGCTGACCAAACGTACCTGCCAACCCGCCAAGCCCTTGAGCCGCAGCAAGTTGAGTCTGTGCGGCTTGCTGCTGCCCTGCTTGATTTGCTAACTGTGCTTGAAGATTTTGCCCTGCACCAAGCTGCTGAACCCCAAGTGCTGCTTGCAGATTCTGACTACCGATACCCATCTGTGCAGCACGATCACGTTCAAATTGGGCTTGGGCGTTTTCAAACGCAGACTGTAGACCTTTAGCCTGAATATCTGCCAGTGTCGATTGCAAACCTAGTTCACGTTGACCTTGGAGAAGCGTTTGCCTAGCACCACCATAAGTGCCTTGACGCGCCGCAGCAAGATTTTGTCCTAACTGCGCTTCTTTAGCTGCTTTGATAGCACCTGCCTGCTGTCTATCTACGACCGCCTGCATGTACGGCGACATATAGGCTTGGGATTCAGCCGATGTAAATTGCCGAGCAGGGTCAAGTTGATAAGTCGTTAGCTGCGGTGCAGCAACTCCCATCGATTGGTAATTTTGAAGCCCTTGTAATCCAGCGGCAGCAGCTTGCCCAGCTTGTGTACCTAGAGCATATTGCCCAGGTGTTGTCATTGTGCCGAGTTGCTGACCTACTGACGTTTGAAACGGAGAAAGACCGGCAACACTGCCTGCACCCATCAGTCCTGCTTGAATGACTGGAGCGTACTGAGCTTGATAAGCAGCTTGTCCTGTTAACCCGCCTGGATAGATTGCTCCAATGCCCCGTTCGATAAGCCCTGGAACGGCTGGTTGTCCATCTTTTGCAGCAACCCCTGCATAGAACGGTTTAAGTACGTCAGGAATGTCGGCACTATATTGAACGGCTGTAGTAGACATAATTAATTCCTCAAGCAGGCATCAAACGACCCGTATCAACTTCGGGCGGTTGTCTTGTTGTGCCATGTCGTGCTTTTCTAACTCGATCCATCATGGCGTAAAGTTTCTTAGACCCAGCGTTACTGGAGCCGTTACCTAAATCTGCAACAACATCGGCAGGGATCACAAACTCTCCATCGGCAAGACGCGCCTCTTGAACACCCTCGATGGTAGCAGGCACACTATCACTCATGCCATCCCCTGCGCCATTTATTGTGCGTGGTTCGTTAGCAGGCCCAGTAGCACCTCCAGCAACCATTGCGGCAATCTCACCGCCTCCAGCAAAATTACCCATCAATCTACGGAAAAGATCTTCATATTCTTTTTCTTCTTCAGCTTTTAAAAGACCTTTAGCTTTTTGCTCTTCAAGATATTTCAGGCGCTCATTTTCACCCATAATACCGAGCGCCCCTGTTCCAGCAGCTATACCTGCCTGTCCAAACGTCATACCCATAGCTTGTTTTGCCGCATCGTACGCGCCTGGAACGTTTGTAGCTAGATTAGATGCACCGGTATACAACTGATTAAGTCTGTCTGCCCCTCTTGAAAAATAATCACCAATAGAAGGAGTTATTGGCTGACTTGCTTGAGATATAGGAGCATAGGTGGTTGGTGGAGGCTGCATATTTGTTATTGGATCTAAATCAATTGACGCGTTAGTTACTGATGGTGGTACTCTACTTGCAAGATTTGCTACTTCATTACCAGCAACATCAGGAGTTACTACAGGAGCTTGACCTACTTGCCCCGCTGCTTCTATTCCTTTTGCCATTTGCCCCATGCCATAAGACATCAAGCCTGACATCAACCCACGTTTAAAATTAAATCCCCCAGGCCCAGAAAACCCACCGGCAACACCACTAATAGCCGCAGCAGCTAATGGCCCAATCCCAGGTATGAATGGAGCAGCAAATTGAACAATTGGGGCTACTTTCTTTAACAATTTCCTCCAACTGAAATACTCAGGCAGGCCAGTCTGTGGATTTATAGTACCCGCACCGCCTGCGGCTTGTAGCATCTGAGCTTCTTCGGGGCTAATGTGGGCTAGCATCGTGTCGCCAAACCGACCCTTTTGTGCCATCTCTTGAGCGTAGCCTTTCATGGCAATACTGCCTAGACCACGACCGACACCACCGCCTTCGGCATAGCGATACATAGCACGGAGTGGACGACCCTTTTCATCACGATCACGATCACCAAAAACGCCAGGGATGTATCCAATTGCAGGAGCAACACTTGTGCTTCCAAACATACTTTCTGGGAAATACTCACGCCCCGTAAGTCCTTGGCGAATCATCATCTCCCGTAACGCCATCTCTCTATCAGCAGGACTCATGTTTGCCAAAGCAGCAGCTTCTAAGCCTTTAAGCTCAGGGCCAAATACAACATTACTTCTGAATTCTGGGGCTTGATTTCTAGCTATACCTAAACGTCTGAAGTTATCTTCTGTTGCATTAGTAGGATCAAAAAACTGAATCGCAGACCTTATCTGATACGGGTCATATGTTTCCAGTAAATCTTTTATATATCCTTGTTTTGTTGCCAAATCTTTAGAAGCATCCCATTGATACCCGGCTACGTTAGGCTTTATAAAATCTGTTACTGAAAACTTCTTCTCACCAGCCATTTCTGTTTTGCCACCCTCGGCAAGGGCTATTGGTCCCCCTGCACGGTCCCCTTCTATTACAGGAGGTGCTTCCGGCGTTCCTGTAGTTCCTGTAGACGTAGCAATCGAAATAGGCATCCCCGCTTGGCTTGGCGCACCGCCAGGGAACATCGCACGGGCTGCAATTAAGTCATCCGAAGTCACACCATACTGCGCCATGTCTGCGGCTAGTGACCCAGGTGATACACCCTTATTAAGATATGAAGCAATGTTATTTAAATACTGAGTTCTACCGATACCCCCAGGCTGCATAGCAAACGATAACCCACCTGTAAACGGTGTTGAGAACCCAGGCTTTTCATAACTTATTGGCGGTGGCGCAAGTGCAGATATACCTGTATTCGTTGTCACTGTTGGTGCGGCAGGTTGAACTTGTTGTGCAGCACGTTGGGCAAAAAACTCTGTAGGGGTCATCCCAATTGCAGCTTGTATGTCAGTCTCTGGGATGTTGTACCTGTACATTTCGTACGCGGCAGACTGCGGTGTAATCGTCGGGTCTGAAAAGTAATCTGCAATATTTTGGAAATACTGAGACTCCCCGATGCCCCCAGGACGAGTTGCATAAGAAAGCCCTGCGGAAGGCTGTTCAGTCAGCACCCCCATACCCCCAGGCCCAATCGAACGAGTCATCGTCCGCAGATTAGGTTGCCCTACATATTGAGAAACAAGTTGTCCTAATCCTTTTGCAGGAGCTAACTCTGTAGGTGCTTCGTAAGGCGCACGAAACCCAAACGTCGCGTCCTTATAAACAGGGCGTTCTTGATTTTGAGCTTTGAGTGCAGATAGCCCAGAACCTGTAGCAGTAGGACCGGATACAGACGTACCCGTATAAACGGTTGAAGGTTTGACGTTAGTTGTTCCAGTGGTTGTAGTAGTTGTGGGGGTTGTAGTAGTTGTGGTGTTTGTAACCCCAGTGTTTGTAACCCCAGTGTTTGTAGCCCCAGTGTTTGGTTGGGCTAAAGCTCTTATTTGTGCGTCGGTTAATCCACTATTAACTCTGGCGGCAACCGTGGATCTCGCAAGTCCTGTAGCAGTTGCTAACGCATTAATTCTAGCGGTGTACGCATCATTAGCTTGTGAATAAAGATCTTGGGCAATATCTGCGGTGACCGCACTTTCTTCCGCTGCACTGGGCGTTTTATTCAGCCCGTTAGCAAGCATCCAATTAATGGTACCGTCGTCAATACCAGCACTCTTTAAATCTTTTGCTGTTATATCGTTGTCATTAAACCAATCAATTTTTTTTTGAGCGTCGTATTTTGTTGGGTCCGCCCAATCAGCAGGTAGTTTAAGTGCCATGATTTACCTCTATTGCGTAAGGTCATAGAAGGAGATGGACCCTACACCATCACCTTTAGTAGCGCCAGATACTGTCCGTACGCCAAGTGTATAAATATCGCTAGTGCCCGAAATAGTTGCACCTAGCTGCAAATCCCAGTTAAACCCAGTAGGAGCCGTTGTTTCAGTTGTACCACCACTACCAGAAGAAGTGACGTAATCGGTTTGGCAAATCGTACCCACCGAGGAAATAGCCGTAGCTGCAACATCGTATTCCACATTAGAGTCTGAAGGCACCGTTGCAGCCCAAGTAGCTCCCGTCAGTGTAGGGTTCTTAAGTAGAGCTACTTCATAATTTTGGCTTGTAAGCGGCAAAAATTGAGCGCGGTTTGGTAGCACTACTGCCCCAGTACGACCTGAAGCAAGACGAATGGATACAATAGGATAAAACGTTGCCGTATCAATGTTAGTAAACGATGTAGTGCGACGCGCCACATGGTCAATTGATATTTGTTCAAACCCACCTTCGGACACAACAGAAGAACAAATAGCTTTCATGCTAGCAGCAACGGCTGATGTAGTCGTGCTGATCTCATACCTTACCGGCAGAATAGCCGTAGTCATATAAACGTTGGAAATATCGTTGGCGTTATTAAAGGTATGGCAAACAATGTATTCGCCGTTGATAATAAACCCACAACGCACCGAACCAACACCAAGCCATTCAAAATCCATCCAAAGAATTTGCGCTTTGCTAGGGTCAAGCGTAAACCCCGACTCACCTGTACCATCTAGCTTGTCGCCGTTCCAATCTGCTTGATTTACTGTACGAGCGTCAGATACAGTGCCTGTGACATAAGAACGTAAAACAAATGAATTTGTTGAGCCGTTACGTTTAAAGAACACGCCGTTTTGTGCGTTGTAGTAGCCAACTTGCTGCGTCAAATTTGCACTAGTGCTGCTATCCATCACAAAGGTCGCAAGCACCAATAACCCTTTTCCTGGTTGGTAAGGGAAAGACCGATAAGACTGACGGATGACTGAGCCTACACCCGCGCCAGTAACCTCCATTTTGACGGCTGCTTCATTGGTCAGGAAAGAGGTTGTACCTGTTCCTGTGGTTGATACATCAAATTGATTGTCAGCGGCGTACCTATTTTGGCTATCAAAAAGCGTATAGGGTTGGCTAACACGCAACCGACCAAAGGCATCTAGTGATGTGGCGGAAAACGGTTCCATGTTGCCATTGACCTCGTTAGTAAGTTGATTTAAATACCTATCCAGCAAGTTAAAATACAAACGAAGCGCCCGAATAAGTTCATTCTGTTGCCGTACATCGTATTGCGGGGGCGGCAGTGGTAATGCTGGAGCGACAAAGTTTTTAAGTAGAATCATCGCTTGCCGTCCGGTCGAACGTCAAGACGTAGTGAACCTAACTGCCATTGCACCCCAAGATCGGTGGACTCAACTTTAAGCGACATCTGCCTACCACGGGCACGGATAAATACCTGCTCTGTATACTGGTCCAGCGTAGCACTGCTAGACGCCACACTTTGGGTATTGGATGCCATCGTATTTGTAGCTGACCCAGAAAAACGTTTTGGCTCTACCGTTAGTGTCACTGTTGGTGAAGCTGCTGTGGATTCAGTAAAGTTAAGATCAGGAATAATCCTACGAGTAAGCATGAACTGCTCACCGTCCGCTAAATCAAAGTCAGACGACGCTATGTAAGAAGTCATGGCGGCATCACCGTCATTGATACCATATTCATGTACGTACTGATAACCAACCGAGGCGTTTTCTTCAGTTACTGATGCTGTTGGGTAGCTGCGAAGTGCAGTATCAAGCCAAGCTGTACGTACAAGTTCTCCGTAATACCATGCGTTTTCTAAATGGTTGAATATGACGTAGCGGTCATTCCAATTAGAGTTTTGACTTGGATAAAACCACCATATTTCAGTAAAGCCTTCATTAGTACCGCAAACAATTTGATCGACTTGATTGTAGTTGAGATCTTGGAAAACAAACTGTCGAAGCGTACAAGGCAAGGTCTGCACCTGCCCTGAATAAACGTAGAACTTATCCTGCCCCATCCAATAGGTAACGTTATTGGCGGTAGCCACAGCACGGGGGCTAATGATAGTTATGTTGTCTGCAAGTTCTTGAAGTGCAAAAACATCTGTAGTTCCAACGAACTGTAACGAATAAAGACTTGAGTTGGTAAACACCAAAATTTCTTGTCTGGTCGCAAACGCACGAATAATTTTAGATCCACGAGAGACTCTTATGAACCCTGCTGAATTAGATGTTGTAGGTGCCCAGTTTTGCGGCTCGTCTTGGTTGGCCCAGCGGATAAGAAGAGGGTCAAAGTCAGTTGCTGCACCAGCATAAGGCTGGCACCCAAACGCCAGAAGATGTTTGTCATTCTGAGATACGAGCACCTGCATAGCAGCTTCCGGCACACTTTGAGCGCCGGTAAGTGAGGATAACAACACTGCTCTAGTGTTAAGCGCCGTCGATGGGCTAGTTAAAGAACCGCGCTCCCAGTAATAAATCTTACCGTTGCGGATATTCATGACAAGATCATTGTCAAAATTATCAAACCACCAATCACGCTGCTGCAACGATATTGGCGCAGTACTGCCATAACCCCAGGCTGTTGAACCATAACCACCAGTACCCCAACCGTAACCGTAGGTTGTTGATACGTACCCAGAAGAAATCGCATACTTCGCAACAGTAGCCCCACCCCCGCCGCCAGACACACTAGCGTTTGCGGTTACCGTAACAATCTGCGCCAAATCATCACTACGTGCGCGTATCGTAAAAGTCTTTGGTGGACCTGCGGTAACAGATAACACTTCGTAATCTTGGTTAAGCACCGTCGCAGTGATGTTGCTAGCACCTAGTGTTGCGGCACTACTGAACGTAACAAAATCCCCAACCGCTAGATCCGCTGGGTAGCTTGCATCAGTGACTGTAATAATTGAACTACCACTTACACAGGTAAACGTTGCAGTACCTGTTGTCGTTGCGCTTAGCGGTGTGATGTTGTAGTACGAGCCGCCTGCTTCGATGTAGACGTGGTTATTAGTCCCTAACGCAAGGAAATTATCCGTATAAGTCGTTATCCAGTTAAATAACTGTCGGCATGTCCCAAAGAAAAACCTAGTGCTGTATTTATACCAACCACCTATTTTTTGTGGGTAGCCTGAAAAGAATCGAATCTTGTCGCACTCATACCAACCACCTTCGCCTGAATAGCTCGTTTGGTCGCGGTTGACCCCTGGTCTAAAATTGAGTTTGAGGAATGGCATCGATCACCTCATTAAGGCAGCTTCTGCCGCACGGCGACGGGTAAGACCGGGGAGAACTCGACCGGCAGCTTTATTCCAGAGCATACATTGGTCTGCTGCACCATCCCAGTCCCCTGCATCAATTCGTTTCTTGAACGTGGAAACCCGATAGTTCCCTAAGCCACAATTGTAAGCCCAGCTTGTCACGGCGGCAATGCGTCTTGGTAATGCAGTCTGAAGTTTGGGAGACATCTTAAAAAGTCCCCTGACAAAGTATTCAACGTGGTGGTCCAGCGCATCTTCACACTGCTGCATCGTCCAGATCGTGCCGGGATTAATTTCAGGGCCGGTTGCACCCCATCCAATAGTCCAAGGATGCCCACGGGTTCCGGGGTCGGGATAAGCCGTTACTCGTCCGTCAGGCAAACGCTTTGCCAAGCCTTCAAAGGGCTTAATTAATACATCCTTGCAAAGCTTCTTTGCCTCTTTCACGATTTGTTGTATTTCTCAATAGA